GCAATACATTTTTAACCTACTCTGCAAAGGGTATCCGCGAAGACTTGAGCAATGTGATCACAAACATTTCTCCAGAAGAAACCCCTTACATGAGCAACATTGGCCGCGAGAATGTGTCCAACAGCTTATTTGAGTGGCAAACAGATACATTGGCCAGTGCTGCTGCGAATGCGCAGCTCGAGGGTGATGATGTTTCATCGTTTGACTCTGTGACTGCTACTGTGCGTTTGCAAAACTATGCACAGATTTCACGCAAGACAATCATCTTGTCAGCTACTGAAGAAGTGGTGAACAAGGCAGGACGTCGCAGCGAGCTGGCCTACCAAATCGCGAAGCGCGGAAGCGAGCTAAAACGTGACCAAGAATTCGTCATGCTCAACGGCGGTATTGCTGTTGCTGGCGATTCGACAACTGCCCGTGTGTCTGCATCTTTGGGCGCGTTTGTGAAAACAAACACCGACAAGCAGACCAATGGTGTTGACCCATCTTACACAACGCTGCCAAACAGCGCCCGTACAGATGGCAATGTGCGCACATTCACTGAAACCATTCTCAAGAATGTGATTCAGAAGGTGTGGACAGCTGGTGGTACACCTAAGATTTTGATGTGCGGTCCTGTCAACAAGCAGCGCGTGTCAGGTTTCTCTGGTATTGCTTCAAGCCGCTTCAACATCGATGGTGGTGCAAAGCCTGCGACATTGGTCGGCGCCGTGGACATCTACGTTTCAGATTTCGGCAATGTCCAAGTTATTGCGAACCGTTTCCAACGCGAGCGCGATGCATGGGTTATCGATCCTGACTACGCAAAGATGACTGTGCTGCGCCCTTACCAGCAAGTCGAATTGGCCAAGACTGGCGATGCTGAAAAGCGTATGCTGATCGTTGAGTGGGGTCACAAAGTGTTGGCTGAAAATGCCCACGGCTTGGCCGCAGACTTGGTTACTTCTTAATAGTAAGCAAACGGAAAGGGCCAGGGAAACTTGGCCCTTTTTTTAACATGATTGAAAAAAAATTATTTGATGTCAACAAAGACCATGGCATTACACGCACCTGGCACTACAACACCGACAACGATGAAGTCACCATCCAGACCCAGCAAGATGTGACTGATGTCATTGAGGCCAACAAGGCCATCTACAACGCTGTAGATGAAAAGGCCACATGGAAAGGTGAATGGCACTTGGTCGCATCCATCCCAGAAGCTCTTTATTACAAGATGAAGGCCGAGGGTAAGATCGATGATCAGGAATACATGAAAAAATGGCTGAACGACAGCGACAATCAATTCTTTAGAACTCGACCTGGAAAAGTATGAACTACATTGCAGTCTGCACCCCTGCCCGTGATCAGGTCCACACCAATTACACATATTGCATGGTCAATATGGTGGCGTATCACACACTCAACACCACAGACGCAATCAGTCTGAAATTGATGCAAGGCACGATTATCCAAAACCAAAGGGCTGACCTTTGCTTGGATGCCATGAGAGAAGGCTGCACACATATCCTTTTCATTGACTCTGACATGACATTTCCACAGGACATGGTTGGCAGGTTATTGGCCCACGACAAAGAGATTGTGGCCGCCAACTGCGCCAGGCGCAGAATGCCCACTGGCCCGACAGCTCAAAACTATGACGAAAACGACAAGCGAGTGCCGGTCTACACCATGCCAGAATCTACTGGATTGCAAGAGGTGGGAAGCATTGGCACTGGCATAATGCTGATCAAGCGCGAGGTGTTTGAGGGTATGAGCGAGCCATGGTTTGATATGCCATGGCAGACCACACGGGGCTACATGGGTGAAGATGTGTTCTTTTGTAAGAAGGCTCAAGAGTTAGGTTACAAGGTTTACATCGACCATGATGTCTCAAAGGAAATTGGCCACATTGGCACATTTGAATATCGCCATGAACACACTTGGATTGTGAAAGAAGAGATGGAAAAAGAGGCCCAATAATGGCACTGACAACCTACACAGAGCTAAAGACATCCATTGGTGACTGGCTTAACCGGTCAGACCTGACAAATGCCATTCCTGACTTTATCTCTCTGGCCGAGGCGCAGCTTGAAAGAACACTGCGCACCAGGCAGATGATCGTCAGGGCCAATGCGTCTTTTGACGCTCAATATGGCGCCGTGCCTGCTGACTTTTTGGAAACCAAATCTTTAAAGCTCACCAGCACCAATCCGCAAACCCCATTGCAGTTTTTGAGCATTGATTCGCTAGATGCTGAATCAACCAAATACACAGCCAGTGGCAAACCAAAATTCTTTGGCGTGGTTGGCGACCAGCTCAGGCTGGTCCCAACACCAGACAGCAACTACACAACTGAGCTTACCTATTACGCGAAGTTGACAAAGTTATCAAGCAGTGTGGCCAGCAACTGGCTTTTGACATCGAGTCCAGACATTTATCTGTATGGATCATTGCTCCAAGCTGCACCATACTTGCAAGATGATGCGAGAATCTCGACATGGTCAGCGCTATATGATCGTGCCATTAATGATCTTCAAATTGCTGATGATCGCGGGTCATCTTCTGGCGGCACATTGCTCACCCGTGCAAAAACTTTTGGATAAATAACCATGTCAAATGAAATTGCAAAATCTGTAGACGCTGTGGCAGCTGGCCTAGTGGCTGGTACTCAAAACCAGTCTTTTGCCAAAGCTGGTGGCATTTATTGCTTTGAGTGCATTGGTGCTGATGGCCAAGTCAAGTGGACTGAAAAGTCACACAATTTGGTGGTGAATGAGGGTCTGCAAAATATGGTTGCAACTTATTTAGATGCTGCCACACAGACTACAACTTGGTACTTGGGGTTGATCACTGGACCAGGCTCTGGGACAACGATTGCGGCAGCTGACACTTTGGCATCACACGCCGGCTGGACTGAATTCAGCAATTACAGTGGCAACCGAAAGGCTGCCACATTTGGCACGGCCACGACAGCTGATCCATCTGTGATCAGTACATCAAGCACTTCATTTGCAATCAGCGGGGCTGGTGGCACAGTGGCTGGTGCATTTTTGGCTAGTGTGGCCACTGGCACATCTGGCATTCTTTTCTCGGCCTCTGACTTTCAGTCACCAGGCGACAGAGCTGTTGTGTCTGGCGATACATTGAATGTGACTTATACATTTTCCCTTGACGCTACTTAAAGAGGTCATTAGATGGCTTTAGTGCTTGCGGATCGTGTCCGAGAAACCACGACAGTCACAGGGACTGGGACTGCAACACTTTTAGGTGCGGTATCTGGCTACCAATCGTTTGCCGCGGTGGGCAATGCAAACACGACCTACTATGTCATTGCCAACCAGTCGGCCTCTGAGTGGGAAGTGGGCATTGGAACATATACAGCATCAGGCACAACACTGAGCCGCGACACGGTGCTGTCTTCTAGCAATAGCGGGTCGCTGGTCAATTTTTCAGCAGGCACAAAAGATGTGTTTGTGGACTACCCCGCAGGTCGGGCTGTTTATGAAGACGCAGCAGGTAATGTAGACGGCTACCCCATCACAGGCGGCACGATCAACAACACAGTCATAGGAGGCACAACTCCTGCGGCTGGTACGTTTACTACGTTGATTGGCGGTGGCGGTTCAGCAAACTACTTTCAAACACAGGGTTCAGCAACTACCAAGGCCGTTGAAGCCAAAGCATTAGGCAGCGACACAAACATTGCTTTTGTTATTGACTCCAAAGGAACAGGAGCAATAGACCTAGCCGCTGGTAGTTCAGGAGTGAATATTTCCAATGGCGGGACTGTTACTGCTATTACGAGGACTGCTGCGGGTGGTGGCTATACAGGTATTCCAGCGGTTGCCGTTTCTGCGCCTACTACTGCTGGAGGTGTTCAGGCTACTGTTACGACATCTATTGGTATTAACTCTGCAACCATAGCGAACGGTGGCACGGGATACTCAGTAAATGATGTTGTTACGCTTGTCGGTGGAACTTTTGTAACGGTTGCAAGTCAGTTCACTGTAACGTCTGTTTCTGGAGGCGTTGTAACGGGCATAACTGCAAGCGTGGGCGCTAACTACACAGTATTTCCAACACAACCAGCGGCCACAACTGGAGGCACAGGAACTGGATTAACTTTATCCAATCTTTCTGGTTTTGTGCCGTCTAACGGCTTCACTATCACCAACGCAGGTTCAGGCTACGTTGAACA